CGGAGCAAACGATGGTAAACACCCTATTAAAACTTTAGGTTTAGAAGATTTATATGGTGGTGCTTGGGAATTCAGAGATGGTGTTAAAATCTCAAACAACTATGCTTGGGTAAATACAGACCCATCGACTTATGATGATGTAGCAAGTTCTGCTGGAGATTATGCTTCACCTTATGTGAAATCAAGTTATGAAAATGCACTTGCTAACGGTTATAGTAAAGATATGGGCGTAGATAGCAGATATCCATTCTTAATGTTACCTACTGTTATAGGTGGTGGCTCGGAAAGGTATTATGCCGACTATTATTATCAATCCACAGGGGATAGAACTGTCCTACTTGGTGGTTATTGGCTTAACACTTCTACTGCAGGCTTGTCCTTTTTGGATGTGGATCATACTCTAACGCTTGCGCACTACGGCATCGGTTTTCGTCTTTCCTATCGCCCTTAAGGGGGCTGTTAAGGGGGAATTCCCCCTTAAGATTTAAGTTTTTATAGGTTTTAATGATTGAAATATATAAAGGGGTTTATTGTGCGTGGTGGTTTTTCGCTTGGGTTTTTCCTACTTGGTGGTAATTGGAATAACACTTCTAATGCAGGCTTGTCCTATTTGAATGTGAATAATACTCTAACGAATGCGAACAACAACATCGGTTTTCGTCTTTCTATGGATTGGCACAATATTCTCCCCAGCTCTTGCTGAAAAATGACAATTAAGGGAACGGTTTAGTAGGTTAAATCTCGAAACACCGTTAGTGTCATGGAAAGGTTAATATGAAAAGAATAGGATTTATATATGATAAAATCTATGATAAAGATAATATAAGAAATGCAATTTATAACGCAAGTAAAGGTAAGAAGAAGAAACGTATGGTGAAGTGGGTTTTAGCAAACGAAAAAAATGTTATTGAAACAATTCATCAAATGTTGAAAAACAAAACCTACATACCGAGTAAGTATTACGAAAGTAAAATCGTAGATGGATTATCTAAAAAAGAACGTATTATTTATAAACCTAAGTTTTATCCAGACCAAATTATACATTGGGCTTTAATGTTGCAAACTAACTTTATTATTAGACGCGGTATGTATAAATGGAGTTGTGCAAGCATACCAAGTAGAGGGCAACATTATGCAAAGGATAGAGTAGAAAAATGGATTAGAAACGATTTTAAGAATACTAAATATATTCTAAAGTTAGACATTAAAAAATATTATCCAAGTATAGACACTAATTTATTAAAAAGTAAGTTTAGAAAGTTAATTAAAGATAAAGATGTTTTATGGTTAATTGATAGCATTATAGATAGCCATGACAAAGGTTTACCTATTGGCAATTATACATCTCAATGGTTTGCTAACTTTTATTTACAAGATATAGACCATTTTATTAAAGAAGATTTAGGTGTTGATTATTATATTAGATATATGGACGATTTGGTAATATTTAGTAGTAATAAAAGAAAACTCCATAAGATGTTTGTAGTGTTGAAAAATAAGATTGAACAAGAGGGGCTTGAAGTGAAAGGTAATTGGCAAATATTTAATTCAGAAAAGCGGAGACTTGATTTTTGTGGATTTGTATTTACTAGGGATAAAACATTTATAAGAAAACGTATCACTAAAAATATGCGTAAAAAGTATTTTAGATTTAACAAGGAACATACAAAACACAATGCACAATCTATGTTAAGTTATTACGGTTGGGTTAAACACACTAACTCATACGTTTTATACAAAAAATATTTTAATCTAAAACTATTAAAAGGAGCATTAAAATGAAATCACAATCAACAGTTAGACCTGAACAATTTACTATAAATGATTTGGGTAAGAAGAAAGAAATTAAGTTATGCGAAAACATTGTAGAGATTGTAAATGAAGATGGCGAAACGCTATATGAATACGATATGGAATTGCAAACAATATCTAAAGATACTAATTTAATTGGTGCTTTAATCCATTTGAAATACACGTATGATGATGAGTTAGCATTATTGAATAAAGGCTTGTTAGACAATCAAAATATAGACTATATTGCATATCGTAATTACGTATTGCAAGTTAAGGCTTATAAAATAAATGAGGGTGCTTAACGCACTCTCTACCCAATGGGGTGATGTTATGGAAGATAAAAAAGAAACTAAAATTATTATATTGATATTCACAATCACATTTATCGTGATAGTCTTTGGCTTATATTTAGTATCATGATTTTATTATTAGTTATATTTATATTTTCAATGTTAGGCCAGTTAATATTATTTAGTATAAAGGAGAATGGAAAAGATGATAGTTGATCTTAAAGAAGGAAAATTGAAACCGAACACGTTATTGTTTTATGATGGCAAGCAAGTTATATCTATCACGAAAGAGGATTTAATTAAACCGTTCGTGGATGAGATTAGACAGCTGAGATGTGAGGTTGGTGTGTTAAACCAGAAACTTGAAATGCATCAAGAAAATCGTAGTAATAAATTTAAGGAATTTGTGAAAATATTTAAAGGAGAAAAAGTATGAATAGAATATTGTTAGTTGTTCTTATATTAGTTATTGCTATCCTTATTATACCCGTCACGTACGCGTACACGGGAGCAGAGCAAATTGAACTCGTTAAAAATTATGCAATGTCTATTGGCTTGGGTGGTATCGGAGCTGGTACTGTCGGTACGATCGCGTATGGGTTATTGAAAAAAACCAAGACTGCTGTTGAATCCGAAGTCGTTGAAGCTAAGAAACAGGTTGTTATTGCTCGTGAGAGTGCTGATGCAATCCAAGCAAAACTTAATATCAGCGATGCTAAAAATGAACTCATCAGTAAAAAGTTTGATGTAATGTCAAATGAATTTCAAATTGCAAATAAAAATATGAATACCTTGATTTCACAGTATCAAGCCAGAGACGAGTTATTAGCTGGGTTCTTGGAAGATATAAAATAAAACATGAAACCAAGTAAGAGATTATTTTGGGGTATCGTGTGTTACGCTTTAGCTTTCATATTTCTCGTAGGGTTCGAGATTGCATGGGTATATCTGCACAGGAGTACATATTTCGTATCTGGTGTAGATAAATTATCGAGTGGTGCTATGATTGCTATTGTATTCATTATCTTACTGATGCGTGGAGCGTTTGAGAGTGCTAATAAAAAGTTTAAAACTGTGATTGTACTTGGCTTCTTGTTGGCTATTGTTTGGTTTCTTGAACCTATTATTAAAGATTTATTCTGGATTATCCTATGGGCGATTGTTGGCTATGTGATATATATATTGTTCAGTTCCATAGGCGAGCATAACATGAAATATTACAGGGCATATAAAGATGAGAGTTCACGCGTGTATGCGCGCAAGGAAGCAAATTCACAAATTGATGGAATTGGAGGTAATGTATAATGGCAGATATTTATACGAGTACGAGTGGTTTTAGAAAATTCATGACATCGGCATCTGGTGTGATTATCGGAGTCGTTGGTATTCTAGCAGCGTTTTTCGCATCGTTATTAGTTACTGATATCGGTGGTAATATAAGTGCTGTTGATAAATTATCGAGTGTGACATTTTGGGTTGTATGGGCAGTCGTATTTTTTATCGTGCTGAGTGTATGGACTACGAATTATCGTGCGACTAAAAAAGAGGCTAAGGTCGACTCGAGTTATCAGAATTCATTGGTTCATTATTCGCAAAAGAAAACAGCAATAATTGAAAAGACTGAATATCTACCAGCGTTCGCACAACATAAGAATAAAGAGATGAAAGAATTTCTAGAACAGATTATCGTTGAATCCGCAGACTTGGTTTATAGTAAATGGAAAAATAAAGAAATTGATTTAAAATCTATTGAATCATGGCAACGTAAGAAATTACGAAATATCCGCAAGATAAAAATTAGGAGATTAACTGGTTATGATTTACTCCAGGAACATCAATTTTCTAAGAAATTAACTTACTCGTTTTTACCACAAGATGAAAAAACAGCAGAGACACATGGCATTATTAAGACAGGATTTGTAAGAGCGATCAACACATTTGCATTTATGTTCGTAGGTGGATTGGTGTTCGCATTATCAGGTTGGGTTGCAGGATTGATTAACGCATTTGGTGTATTATCTGCATGGATAGGTGCATCAGTTGCAGCAAATCAGTATGTGGAAAACGTGCTAAGACAACGTGTTATCGGTAAGGCTGATTTACTCACAGAGTTTGCTGAGTGGGTAAAAACCTATCAACCACCAGTGAGTATCGAGCCAGTTATTGAGCCAGTTATCGAGCCGATAGTAGAGAAACACTGTCCGATAGATGAGATTCAGCAGTTGGTTTTGCAGTAGGCATCACAGTAAATAGACACTCACAACATATATATAGACACTCGAAAGGGTGTTTTTTTTTGCATTTGCGTAAGGTTTGCACGGTTTAGTGCCTTTTTCTATAAAGTCTTCCTATGGGTATATAAGCGTAAAGAGTTATAGGAAAACGGGGTTAAACTATACGAACCGTGCGCAATTATAAAATTAAGTTAAAAGAAAGTTAAAAAAACACTTGACATTGT